TTGTTCAAAAGCATGATTTTTTTTACAGTCTCCTCCGCCATTACCACCTTGCCGTTCACAACAGCAGTGGTTGCCGCCATTCTGATTTGGTTTCTTTTCTTGTATCTAATATATTTATATTTAATGTCTCAAATACAAATCAATTTTAGGTAGTTATGTTTTTAAATATTATTTAGGAAATTTTCGTACAAATACCCTTTTGAAATAATTTCGCACCATATATTATAATGGCACGAGTCAGTAAAAAAAACAATCGACGACGAACCAAAAGACAACAAAAGAACATAAAAAGAAAAAAGAGTATGAAAGGGAAGAAGAGGGGTTCTAAACGATATGGTGGAGCAAAGGAATATTCGATGATGAATAATAAAGCAGCAGGGGATAGTGCTCTATTACTGAATCATTATTTGTATAAAAGAATTTTGAATGGACCCGACAACACTACTTACAAAAATGTTATTGATCGGATGGATTACAATACAATTGATTTTAATGCCAACGATTTATTAATGGTTATTGATATGCAAAATGACTTTGTTGATAGACCGGTTAAAGCAACAGATGGAACAGATTTATTAACTGGACCTCTCGTTCCAGGTTTCGGCAGTATTGGTGCTTTTGCAGTTAACAATGGTTCTGGTATTATAGATCCGATTGTAAGTTTGTATGGTAAAGTTTTGTCTAAAGGTGGCAAGGTTGTATTTTCCAGAGACGTTCATCCATGTGATCATTGTTCATTTTTCAAACATTCATGCGAGACAACAAAACAAGAGCCTAACACTCCAACTGGCAGATTTCCTCCGCATTGTCTAAGCGGATCAGTTGGAAGCGGGTTTGTACAGGAAATATACGATGATTTAAAAAATAAAGAGATTTCTTCAACAATTAGTGAGGATGGTATAATTTCGGTTATATTTAAAGGATGTTATCAAAATACTGATTCATTTGGTGCGGCGAAATATGGAGATGTGGAATATGGCAAAAAGAGACAAGAACCGGGATGTAAAGAATATAGTCTTGAAAATACTGGTGGATTTTATGCAAATGCTCAATATTATGGTAACAAAGAAGTATTAAACGATAATTTTGATGCTGAAACTAACATTCAAGCAGAAAAAATCGAATTTGAAGTTCCTGATAGTATTAAACGTATTTTTGTAGTAGGATTAGCAGGCGATTATTGCGTTTGTGATACTGCAATTAATTTGAAAAAGAAGTATTCAACAAAGGAAATAATTATAATCCACGAATTAACCAGAAATGCATTTATACCATTTTCGTCAACAAATGATAGCGTTCTCAACAACGTAAAGTCAGATATCTTAAACAAAAACTTATACGACTACGCGTTTAAGTTCGACGGCACAAGCAAATCACTGACTGAAGATGATAGAAATGACCTTACAGTAGATACTCTTTTCAATGGGACTTATTTCCACTTTTTAACAGATATAAACGAGTTGTTTGACCGATATTTTGAGGCAGGAGTAAAAGTTATGATCGCTCCAGCTACAATAGATGCTGCTTCTGAAGCAATAAATCCTCATCAGACTGCAGAGGTTGATTCGTGATTTTTTTCTTATCCCATCTCAAAAAGAAAAAAATCATTCTCGATGTCTTCTCTCAACCAAAACATTTCCGATGAACAATTTGCGGTCCGCATTCTTCATATTCTTCTTTCGTAATCCAATTTTCTTGAAACGTATTGAGAGAAGCAAGCACGGATCCGCCTATCCAAACCGAATATTTTCGTTCAGGAGGAGCAATGACTCTTACCGTCACAGAAGTTGGAACGAGTTGGTTCAATTCTTTCGTGATCCTGTCTGCAATGCCGGGGAACATGGTTGTACCTCCAGATAAAACAATATTATTGAACAGATCTCTCCGTAAATCAATGTCACAGGCGGTAATGGTATCGAATATTTGCTGATGGATACCTGGTGTTTCTTTCCCAAGAAGACTCGGCTGAAACAATGCTTCCGGACATCGAAATCGTTCATTGCCCACACTAATCACATGTCCGTCAGGAAGTTCGTATGTTTTATCGATCATGGTCGTTTTCGATAATTCTAATTCTCCGTCGTAATCTAAGGCGACATAGGTCAATTGTTCTTTTATATCCCGCACGATTTCTCTCTCGGCACTGTTTGTAAATGCATATCCTCTTTCCGTTAATATTTTCATAAGGTAGTCGGTTAAATCTCTCCCCGCCAAATCTAATCGCCGAATTGCATGTGGTATAGAATATCCTTCGAAAATAGGCACAGTATGAGAGACCCCGTCCCCGCAATCGAGAATACAGCCGGTAGTACGACCAGATGCATAGAGTGCCAATACGGCTTGAATCGATACATATACAGAAGTGACGTTGAATGTCTCAAACATAATCTGGGTCATTCTTTCACGATTGGCTTTCGGATTCAATGGCGCTTCCGTCAACATCACCGCATGTTCTTCTGGATTCACCCGCAAATCGGTGTAAAATGCATAGTGCCAAATCTTTTCCATATCTTCCCAATTGGTGACGATTCCATGCTCGATCGGATACCGCAAGGTCAATACCCCACGTCTTACTTGTGCTTCATCGCCGACAAACGCGTCTTGGTAATCCATGCCGACCATAATTTCCTGGTTCTTCGGTCTGCCGACGATACTTGGAAACACAGATCTTGGCGCGTCGTCTCCGGCGAAACCGGCCTTGCACATTCCTGATCCGTTATCGATAACTAATGGTAGCAGATCAACATATTGATCGATTTCCATTTTAATATACATGTCCGAGATATTTTTTGAGAAAAATATGAACGCGAGACCTTTTTATATTTGAACGCATTATGTCTAAATGTTAGAACATAATAATAAAGGGATTATGAATTGCCTACTGAAAATGATGGGGTTCAAAAAATCGCGACGGCTCCAAAAACCGTGGCTCCATAAATCGCGACTTGATTCGGGACGAAAAAAGAAAATGGAAATTATTAGTGGTTTTCCACACTTAAATAGATCTTTCGTATATAGGATAAATACGAATGAATTCATATATCAAGGCAGATGACAACATAATCATTAACGAAAAATGCATCGTTTGGGTTAAAAAAATGAATGATTGTTTAGAGGTATGCACCAAAAAAAAAACAGGATGTGATGTGAAACAACACGACACCCATAAAATCTGCCTGATGAATAATCCCGAAAGTTATCACAAACTGAACGAATATTTTATGTAGCGCTTTTTTTTTAAAGTAGTATACTATAATGCAAAAATATTTAGCAGAATTTTTAGGAACTCTTTTTTTGGTGTACGTTATCTTAGCTACTGGTAATCCGTTAGCGATTGGTGCCGCGTTGGCGATTGCTATATTTTTATCGGCTGGAGTTTCGGGCGGACATTTGAACCCGGCAGTAAGTGTAGTCATGGCGGCCAAGGGTCGCTTAGACACCACTGACCTAATTCCGTATATTATCGCTCAAATCGGAGGAGGTTTAGTCGCGCTCGAAATATATAAGAAATGGAAGCCCTGAATATATGAATATAAAGAAATAAATATGTTTTAACACACAAAAAACATATTTATTTTCGTCGATTCGAATCATCGAGAAGTCTATATACGATGTACAACCCAATCAAGGAAGCCCCTCCGAAAAATACTTGTGCGACTACCGGCAATTGCTTTTTAGAAGATACGTAGACCGGAGGCTGGTCAGGTTTATACGGCAGTTTTGAAAAAAGGTTTGAGTGGTGGTCACCTTTGTGTATCTGATACACATCTTCTTTCGGTATCAATTCCATTCTATGTATATACTAAACCTAAGAAGAATTTTTCGTGAAAATAAAATTCAAATAGTCATCCACCACTTCGTTTCCATATTTGAATAACTCTAAAGGTTTCGGCCGGATGATCAAGTACATTCCCGCACTTCTGTATGTATAGTAATGTTCGGAATGCTGGATTTCCCGAATAAATAGATTATCGATATAACTGTACACATTGCTGCTGTTGTTTTTGATTAACAAACTTTTCAACAATTCCTTTTTCTTGAGCAGTTTTTGCATTTTCTCAATTTCCTCCGTTCGTCTTTCGTTCAGAACATTGTCGGTGGCAAACGATTCTTGCTCTTTGTTCCACTTGAACATGATGTATCTTATATTATTTTTCACGTCCTTGTAATCCATAATCAAGTTCTTTTTATGGTGGTCGATTTTTTTGATAAACGAAAAAATATTGATGTTCGAAATGACCGGGTTCATCAGCTGGACTTCATATGGGATAATATTGTCGTTGTAATTATTTTGAATCGTCATGATTTTCTTTTCGGTATCGCTCATCTTTTCCAGTATCAATTTACTTTTTTCTTGTCCGTCTTCAACAAACAGATAATGGTTTCTCGTCATCTCCACGGAAATCCCTAATTTATCATACTGATTGGAAATGCTCAAATAAATAGCCGCTTTGGCTTGGAATTTCATGAAATTATTTATAGTAATACTGACTGTTAGCAACGCATTCAATACGGAAAATACATAGCCGCTCCATCCGATAGAGGTCATGAAAGGTGCAACCACGGTCATTGTCCCCGTCATGAAAATGGCAGGAACCATCAAGAAATTGAATTTCTGTTCGGTCACCCGACTGGCCTGTTTGAATATATGTTTTTGGCCTTTCAAATAAGTCAATAAGATATCAATCTCGCTGGATAACTGCAGTTCTTTTGTATAGTGTTTATTCAACGAATCTTCTACTTCCTGATACGTTATTTTTCTGAATGTTTTTTTTTTCGATCCAAAACTCTGCTCTAGTTCAAGACTGTCGTCATAATCCGAATTCCCATTGGATGAACATAACGACATGGTGAGCGGACTATTGCTGTAATATTTATCTTCCGACCCATCTGCGTTCGGTTTCCGTTTCCATGAGGAATTACGTTCTTGTTGATTTTTTATACATTCTAATTCCAATGCTAATTTAGTGGCGAAATGATCATTTGTCCTGTCTTGCTTATACACGTCGTCGAGAGACATGGATTCAGAACCTACTAAATCATTTGTTTCTTTTTCTTTATCCACTATTTTTGTCTCGTGGTGTTTCATGACCCCTTTTTCAATGTCCAGAAATACTTCAGAAAAACAATCGTCATCTGCAATACTTTTTACTTCTGGTGTATCTGTCATATATAACGTTATATGATAGATTATTATTTTTTTCGGGCGGCTGATACCGGTAATAAAAACGAATTAAAATGCGGCCATGAGTTTGAACACATCTTCATCCATCTCTTTGTTCGCTAAAGCATAGGCGGAATTCGTCCGCTCAAAGAAATTCACCTTTTGGTCAATACTGATCAATTCCATGAAATCAAAAGGGTTCGAGGATCCGAATATTTTATCGTATCCAAGTTGCAGACACAATCGATCCCCAACAAATTCAATATATTGGTTCATCATTTTCGCATTCATGCCTATTAGGCGGCAAGGCAATGCATCGGTAATAAAAGACTGCTCGATCTGTACCGCCTCTTTAATAATAGTATGGATTTGCGTTTGCGATAATTTATTTTCTAACTTGGAATATAATAGTATGGCGAATTCAGTGTGAAGAGCTTCGTCTCTGGAAATCAATTCATTCGAGAAAGTCAAGCCGGGTAGTAGGCCTCTTTTTTTAATCCAATAAATAGATGCAAAAGAACTGCTGAAAAAGATTCCTTCCACGCAAGCAAACGCAACCAATCGAGTCGCAAAATTACTTTGTTTGTCCTGAATCCATTTAATTGCCCAATCTGCTTTTTGACCGATACAACCTACCGTCTCTATCGCCTTGAATAATCTATTCTTTTCAGTCGAGTCCTGGATAAAGGTATCAATTAAAATACTATACATTTCGCTGTGAATGTTCTCCATCGCGATTTGGAATCCATAAAATGCACGAGCTTCAGACAACTGAACATCCGACATGAATCGCACGGCTAAATTTTCCAAGACGATTCCATCACTCGCGGCGAAAAAGGCCAATATCATCGAGATGAAATATTTCTCATCTTTATTGAGTTTTTCCCAGTCCATCAAGTCTTTCGAAAGATCGACCTCCTCCGCTCTCCAAAAACAATCCACTTGCTTTTTATACATTTTCCAAACCGAGTCGTCTTGTATCGGAAACATGACGTATCTGTCGTTTGTTGCTTGCAGCAGTGATTCGTTCTGGTAGGGAAGATGAGTGGTAGGAGTTGTCATGGAAGTTCCTAAATAAAATGGAAGGATATTTTTATATTCTTTTTTATAAGGGTTTTACAGATTTGTGTTTGAGGATATCGAGTAAGTGTGTCGTCGTGGGAAATTCTTTTCGTCCATATATGTCTTGTAGCAGCAACCATTCAAAAAGTCCGCCAGTATAAATAAACACATCTTTTATGCCCAACTCTTTCAGTTGTGACGCTTTTCGGTACGGTGTTTCGTCTTGGGAATTTTTGCCATAGACGATGATTCTTCTGTCTGGAATAGTCGAGTTATGNAGCATTTCATTTAAAATCGGCTCTTCTTTTTCTGCGGAAACGGTTCCAGAAATCAAACAATCTTGTTCATGGACGGAGAGAGTATTTATGATGTAGTAGTCTGTCGCCGCCGGATTTTTTACGGCAAGTTGTACAGTTTCGAAATTCACNTTTTCGATTTTTTTGGAGAGGAACCACGAAATCATCTTATATTTACATTGTAAAATTGAAAAACGAAACCAACTTATTTCCAACACATATATAGATCTCTCTACACAAGTCTCTCATGGATTTCCTGAATCAGAACAAGCTAACGAAAAGCGAATGGGAGACATTGGAAGTTCCCGTTCCTGAAAACGAGAAAAAAGTCCTGCTCCTCATCCGCGATGGATATGCAGACACAAGCATTGTGAAAAACTATACCAAAAACATGATGCATTTCTCAAAACTCCAGTGTAGTGCAGAGATGCATTATTATATTTACACCAAGTATTTCCAAACGACGATAGATGGATTGGTTAGTAAATATACGCTGGATTTCAAAGTGGAATCGTTCCAGATAAAAAAACTCAAGACGGCGGATTCGATCAGGGTCCAGAACGTGAATCAAATCATAGAGACGAATCAAGAAAGCATTTTCGAATTCTCCTGTGTGAATTTGTGCAAGGAAATATTGAAAAAACAAGAAAAACAGAAAGATTATTCTATGGAACTCTACACGCTGATCCAATGGAAACTCGCGACCATACCACATACGAATACATTTGTATTGGCGTTTATCGATTGCATCATCTCCGTCGGAAAACAGAAAATATCCATCAAGACGGTGATTGAGAACTCTCCGCGTATCATAGAAAAAAACGGCGATCTACACAAATACGAAGATCTGGCCTTGTTTCCCCACCAAAAAGAAATATTCTCACTCTGCAAGATCGATCGCGATGTTCCTAAATTGATCATGTATACTGCACCTACTGGTACTGGAAAAACTCTTACTCCTTTGGGGTTATCGGATGGTTATAAAATAGTATTTGTTTGTGTGGCGAGACATATCGGTCTGGCATTGGCAAAGAGTGCAATCAGTATAGGTAAAAAAATCGCATTTGCATTTGGCTGCGAAACGGCCAGCGACATTCGACTTCATTACTATTCCGCGGTGGATTATGATAAAAACAGACGTTCAGGGGGAATTGGTAAGGTCGACAATAGTAACGGAAGTGCCGTCGAGATTATGATTTGTGACGTGCAGTCGTATGTGATTGCCATGTATTACATGCAATCCTTCAATGATCCGAAGAATCTATTATTCTATTGGGACGAGCCAACCATGACATTAGACCATCAAACGGATCCTTTGCACGATACAATCCACGATTTATGGACCAAGAATACAATCCCTAACGTGGTTCTTTCGTGTGCCACGTTACCGAATGAAGAAGATATCCAGGACTGTATTCAAGACTTCAGGCAACAGTTTATGAATGCGGCTGTTCATACGATCACATCATATGACTGTAAGAAGTCGATCCCAATTATCAACTCGGATGGGTACTGTTTCATGCCGCATTATCATTGCGACGACATGGATCATCTCCGCGAATATGCATCTTTCTGTGAGAAGAACAAAACACTTCTGCGGTATTTCGATCTACAGGAAATAGTGACGTTTATTGAAGCTGTCCATGTTTATCTCTCTCCACAATGCCACAATCACCATATGGATAATTATTTCGAGGACGTTTCCGACATTACCATGAACAGTTTGAAATTATACTATCTCGTATTGATTTCGCAGATAGAGGAGTCACAATGGCTGCGTATAAAGAACTCGCTTCGAATCTCACAGAAACCGAAATTTCCAGTTCCAAAGTGCCACCAGAACAACAACCATTTTGATTTCGAGAAAACAACAAAGGATACCTTGGCCGGGATTCTATTGACCACCAAAGATTCCTATACCCTGACCGACGGACCGACCATATACTTGGCCGACAATCTTCTCAACCTGGCCAAATTTTACATTAAAAAAAGCGAGATTCCCGATTTTATTGTCAATCAATTATGGGATGCAATCCGATCCAACGATAAACTGTTCGAGTCTCTCCAAATTCTCGAATCGAAGTTAGAGGTGAAACTGAAAGTAAAAGACAACGCAGACACGGAAACCGGGAAAACGACGCAAAAAAAAAATACGAACGAGAAGGAAGGAAAAGACGAATCCACGATTATATTGAAAGAGAACATTGAACAGCTGAGGAAACAGATTGTCCATTTGTCGTTGAACACGGAATACATTCCGAACCGACCCGAACATCAGTATAAATGGTGTCATACGGCGGAAACCAAGAACAACTTATTCACACAAAGCGTCGATGAATCTACCGTGAAGGAAATCATGGAGTTGGAAATTCCTACTCATTATAAACTGTTGGTGCTGATGGGGATCGGAGTGTTGATAAAACAGGACAATAAGAAATACGAGGAGATCGTGAAACGGTTGGCCCAGGAACAGAAATTGTTTTTGATATTGGCGTCTTCCGATTTCATATACGGGACGAATTACCAGTTCTGCCACGGATTTATCGGGAAAGATCTTATGGATATGACCGCGCATAAGATTCTACAAGCGATGGGGAGAATTGGCAGAAATTCTTCTCATCAAGATTATAGCGTCCGTTTCCGGAACGACGAAATGATCCATACATTATTTAAAACTCCTCTTGTCAATCGAGAGGCAATAAACATGAATAGGTTGCTTAGTCGATAATGATATGATTTATAGTTCGAGTGTTTTGTGTAATGAAATCGAATGAAGAATGTCCGTTAATGAATATTTCACAATAAAAACGTCTTGGTCGCAAAGTGACACGGATGCATACAGTTCGTTATCTTTATCTACAATAGACATACACAATTCATAAAAATGATCCTTTTTTTCCCTCTCAAAAAACGTGAAAGGCTCAGACGATCCTATTATTTTATATTTTGGGGAGAAAAGTAGCCACAGAGAATATTGGTACAGATGATTTTGAACGACTCTCACATTCACCAGAAATTGCTTTTTAGTTTGCAGATAAACACATGCTCCTCCGTGCATTTCACACTCTTCCAGATTGAATATTTTTTGATAATGCTCTGTTCTCATTAATCCGCTGTCTTTATCGACCGAAATAACTTTCAGGGGATTGTATGAATGCAAGAAATGTATCATGGTGAGATTTTCATACAATGCCAACCAATTCTTCTGAGGAATCATATCCTCATCTGCAAAACACATCATCTTGGTTATTTTACCGCTTTCCCAATCGTAACTGCATATACACATTTCCGGAATCCAGTTGTTATTATTATCCAACACGACCGCAGACATTAGGTTTCCACTAATCAATCTACAGTCTTCGATTCCGCATGTGAAAGAGTCAAATGTTTTTCTTGGCGGGGTTATGTCTTCTATCATTTCCACAGAATGAATCACGTCAAACTCTTCATTCAAGGTAAGAAGGTGAACGTGATTTTTTATAGTAGGGTAATAATCTTCCGACAAATGTTCCTTGGTTCGAATTGTGGCTAAATACGCATTTGGTTTCGTCGGATGGATTATAAATGATAAATTATATCCTTCCACCTTTATTTTAGAAATCATCTTTTGCATTACCTTATAGGGTATCGGGCGAATTTATCACGTGTCATCAAACGTAATTGTACATGGATACTTGATAAAACAATAGTCTCTCCACGTACTTGATAATGGATTATTGAGCTCGCACCAATCAAACAAAATCTTCCCGTTTTCCGCATGTACCGGAAATCTCTCCCACAACTGATGTTTAAAGTGAATGTATAGATTCATCAACGCCATTTCATTCGTTTTGCACACTGGATATTTGACCATTCCATTTATCATTTCTTCTTTTGACACGATGTCAAGAATAGATGTATCGTACACCCACATACAGTTTAAAAAATAAGATTCTTCTAATATAGTTTCGCCGAATTCCTCCTGTAAGTCCAGGATTCTCTTTTTGAACGATTGACTAATCTGCGTTTTAAACAATTTATTAGGGTTCGGTAAATAATTACCACCGTCATCGGGCGCCAAGAATTTCCCGACGTAGTTTAATTTCAATACACTCTCATAGACGCTTGATAACACGCGAAGACCAGCATCTAAAAAAACAACTCGGTCCCATTGTTTGAAGTATATATCCATTACATGTAGTTTTTCCCATTGGTTGATTTTAGTGATTTCTCTTCCGTCGATCGTATCGAGAAAAGGAGAATAATGTAGATTGTTCAGCAACGTTTTCTTTTCGTTTATTTCAGGGAACGTTTTTACAGTGATGTTATAGAAGTCGGTGAATGTTTTGTTTAAATGCTGTACGTTAATATTAATCAATACTAAATCTCCGTGCCATTGACCCGTCGATCTTAAATCAATAATGGTTTTCTTTGTTTTGTACAAATATGCTTCGTCGGTCACCAATACAAATACAGTAGTCATGAGTGAATTTAGTGGTAGGATATATTTATATCAGTTAATCCAAAACTCTTTCGAGAATTCCGTCCAATTCTTCGTCTTCGTCTTGTGCCCGGGTGGTATGTTGTCCGCTTCTCCTGACGTCAACGTCATCTTCGTCGTCACTGAGCCCAGCGAGTTCTTTGATCCCCTCGTCGAGTTTCTTTTTCTGGAGCGCGGCGACGTTTATACAGAAGGGGGACTCCGTCGAGCATTGTGCCAAATGATACATCATATTCGCGCGCTTCAGGAAAATGTTGCAGGTGAGACAAGTGACCTGTCCTTTAATCGAACTGGGAGCAAACAGTTCCTTGTCCTTCAGGTGGGACCGTACGTAGTGCATCTTCTGAGTCGTTGTATTTTTGAAGAGGAAGGGGCACTCAGGGAAACCGCACGGAATATCTGCGTCACAATGGTTATTCACGAAGTGATGAATCAGTTGAGTTTTCTCTGCGAATAGTTTCGGGCATTTCGGGCATTTGTGTTTCTTGGTCGGTGAATGCTTCATTGAAACATGCATTGACATTGTACTGCCATTTTGAGTTTCGTAGTCGCAATAATTGCATTGTCTCATTGATTTGAATTGCTTCGTCGATTTGCGTGGCGTCGATGCTTTACCTTGTGTCATAATTAATTTGTGTTATGATACATGAATTAATGACCAAGGTCGGTATTTTGCGTACGTTCAAATTTGCACGAAAAAATAAAATCGCCGACGTGCCAATTATATTGGAAGAAAAAAATAAAATCGTTACCGTGGGAAAAGAAACTTATCCACCGTGGTTCTAATGCCGAATATTCGATGGGCAACTATTCCTAACAAGAACATGCATATTGTAACAAAGAAAAAAGAGAAGTTTATTGTTGTTAATCGATTAAGCCCTAACAATCGAATAAAGCGATTTGAAGGAATCTGTAAGATCTAACATTTTCTAGTACTGTCATTATCTATATATTCTATACTGATCTATTTCTTCTTTTTCACCACCATTTTCTTTTGTTTTTCTACCACGGTTCCAGACTCCATCATCTTCTTCCGTGCCTCTTTGTAGAGAATATACTCTTTTTCTAAATGGTTCAGCTCCCGTAGCCACATCGTGGTCAATTCCGTTTTCTGTAATTGTTCCAACTCGATCGTCAATTCTTTTTTCTCATTCGCGATCTTCTGGACACGCATTTTATTCATATTGTTCATGGGCATGTGAGTCAAGTAGTCGTATTTATCGTTTTGTTTATCGTATTTTTTCGTGGTCAGCAAGGCATCCATTTCGTCGTCGTTCTCGCATTTCCTCAGATCCAACGTATTCGCCACCACTTCCAGTATAAATCGTTCGCGGTTGGACAGTTCTTGGACGCGAGCTTTCATGATCTTCACTTGTGCGTTCTTCCTCTTGTCGTACGTATCCATTCGTACGATGAAATACGCGTCGATGATCTCTTCCACGTTTTTGTATTTATGAAGCTGTCTTTTCTCATTGAACATATTCATATTGGTTGTATTGACAGTCGTGACCAATTTCAATGCCTTTTCCAGACCGTTAATCCCATTTCCATCTACTATACTTTCTAATTCGGCCAATTTCCCCTTTTCCAACTGGATAGTGATATGGACATGAATATCCGTCGACATATTCACGAAATCTTTGACAATGGCCGTGGACGATGCCGCCTTCTTTTTCTTATCTCCTCCTCCATCGATCAAATCCTCCAAGAAAGTCAGATAATTCATCGTCCAGGTTCCAATAGGCAATTCAGTGATGAGAATCTTGTCCTTGTCTTTATCTATCGTTTCATACACACCTTTCACTAAGAATTTATGAGACTCGTCTTCGACCGCTTTTACCGTCCCTTTGAACCCTTCGAAATATGGCTTGAATGCGATGGTTGTGTTTGACACGCCAGTCAGTTTATTGCGCAGATACTCAATGAGTTCCAATGGATTGTAAGAAGGAATATTGCACGAAAATCCCGTACCAATTCCAGAAATTCCATTCACCAGGCAAAAGGGAATGATGGGAACATAGAAAGTCGGCTCGACTAATTGTCCGTCGTCGTCCATGTATTCCAGTACAGAATCATCCGAATCCAAGAACGCATATCTGGTCAATGGGTTCAATAGAGTAAATATATATCTCTCTGATGCGCTGTCCTCGCCACCTTTCAGTCGCGTACCAAATTGACCATTCGGCTGCAATAAGTTCAAGTTATTCGACCCGACATAATTCTGCGCCATATTGACAATCGCGCCATTCAAACTCGCCTCGCCGTGATGATACGCACTGTTCTCCGAAACGTATCCAGAGAACTGAGCCACCTTCACTTCGGAAGTCAGTTTCCGCTTGAATGCGCAGTACAGAATCTTTCGCAAACTGGTTTTCAACCCATCGACCATGTTCGGGATAGATCGTTCGCAGTCATAGACACTGAAATGAACCATCTCTTTATGGAAGAAATTATCGTATGGCACTTTCAACAGACTTGTATCTAAGAAAGAGTTCTTGTCGTAGTTTTCCAGCCAGTGCTTTCGGTCTTCCGCTCTCTTTTTATTGAAGACCATATCTACCGTATCGTCGCTTTTTTCGCAATGCTGGAAATCAACCACTTTCTTGTTCGCGAAATAGTCTTTGAATTCGGCCGCGGTAGAAGTACCTAACCCCTTGAAATATTTCAAATGCCATCCTTTTGTGCATTGATTCGGCAACGTTTCCTTCCATCTCGCATACTCTCCCTCATTGTAAAACCGTAAGATCTGTGCGCCTTTGGTTGCCCGCAAAATCGGAGTATTCATACAGCTTAAGAATCCGTCGATTTCAATCAGGCTGGGCCACATTGCATGGAACAAGTTTATACAAAGACCCTTGATATGCGAACCGTCCAGATCCTGATCCGACATGATCATGATTTTACTGTACCGCAACTTTTTATGAACATCTTCCATCGATGTATATTTCTCTCCAATACGCAAGCCTAGAATCTTAATGAGATCTCCTAATTCTCGGTTCTCCGTAATGTCTTTTGTGGCTCCGCGGACATTCAGGACTTTTCCTTTCAGTGGATAAATGCCGATGTAATTCCGGTCGTCGCTTTTCAGACCAGAAACGATACCGGACATAGCACTTAGTCCCTCCGCCAAAATGAGAATACAATCTTGCGATTTATCCGTGCCGGCATGATTGGCATCTACGAAATTCGCAATCCCGCGAACAGTTTTGGTCTTTGTTCCGTCCATCTTTTTCTTGGTTTTGCCGGCTTCTTTCGTCTCGGTTAGCTGACAAGCCATTTCCATCACGCCCATTTTCGCGAGTTTCTCAATGAACCCGTCCGAAACAGTACATTGCGAACCGAATTTCGTAGAAGGGGTATTCATGTAATCCTTGGTTTGGCTGTCGAAGGAAGGGTTCTCAATATCACATCTGACAAACAATACAAGTTGCTCTTTGATCGTGGCGGGATTGCATGAAATCTTTTTCTTTTTCTCAATGTAGGCGCATAGTTTGCGGATCATTTGACCCAATATATAGTCGATATGTTTCCCGCCTTTTGTCGTGCAGATCCCATTCACAAAAGA